GAGATGCACCAGTTAAGCACAGATGTAAAAGCCTTACTTGAACTTGCCAACAAAGGTAAAGGTGGTTTTTGGATGGGTATGACTATCGCTTCATTCATGGGCGGCATCATTACCTTTATTGCTGATCGACTCTGGAAATAAGGAGAACGCTATGTATGGCAAGATGACAGACAAGAAAATGGGCAAGGGCAAGACTGAGAAAAAGGGTGTGCCTGTTGCAATCATGGTAGCTGTTGGCAAACCAAAGGGTATGCCTATGCGTGGTAGCCGTACCGCCACCAACATGATGAAGAAATCTAGTCGTGGCAAATGAAAAAGACCAAAGCACAAGCCAAGATCAGCAAGGTCATGCGTGAATTCAAGGCTGGTGAGTTGACTTCCAACAAAAAGGTTGTCAAGAATCCCAAGCAAGCAATGGCTATTGCGCTAAGTCAAGCTGGCAAAGCAAAGAAATGAAGACCAAATCCAAGGTCAACCAAGCGGGTGTCTACACCAAACCTACCATGCGTAAGGCTTTGTTTGAGAAGATCAAGGCTGGTTCTGCTGGTGGTGATGCTGGTGAGTGGAGTGCGAGAAAGGCACAGATGCTTGCCAAGGAATATAAAGCCAAGGGCGGAGGGTATAAGACATGAGCAAGACTGCAACGCACTATTTGCCTGATGGCAAGGTCTACAAGGGCAAGGTTCACAAAACTGGTGGTATTTTGATGTCTGGTGCAAAGCACACCCCTGAGAGCAAGAAATTGACCCATACGCCACCTAAGAAGGCTAAGAAGTGAAAGACCCTCAGCAGTCTCTCAAAGATTGGGGTAAGCAGAAGTGGCGTACCAAGTCAGGCAAACCATCGTCTGAGACTGGTGAGAGGTATTTGCCCGAGGCGGCAATCAAGTCTTTGAGTTCTGCTGAGTATGCGGCAACCACCAAGGCAAAGCGCAAGGGTACTGCGGCTGGCAAACAGTTTGTCAAGCAACCTAAAACCATTGCAAAGAAGACGGCAAGATTCAGATGAGGTAAAAAGATGAAGACACCTACTTGGCAAACAAAAGCTGGACAAAATCCCAAAGGGGGGTTGAATGCCAAGGGGAGAGCGTCTTATAATGCACAAACTGGTGGAAACCTCAAAGCACCAGTAAAGTCGGGGGACAACCCTCGCAGAGCAAGTTTTTTGGCTCGCATGGGCAATATGGCTGGTGCTGAGTACAAAGATGGTGAACCGACTCGATTGCTTCTTTCGTTAAAGGCTTGGGGGGCTTCCTCAAAAGCTGACGCAAAGGCAAAAGCTAGAGCAATTTCCGAAAGGAATAAGGCGAAGGCAAAATGAGAGCATTATCGGTTGGAATTAGTCCCACAGCGGCAGTTGATACGACAGTCTACACCTGTCCAACGGGCTATTACGCCAAATTTACCGTGATGTACATCCACAATACTGGTGCATCTACTAAGCACATAACTGTTCAGTGGTTTGACGCAAGTGCTAATGCCACGCTAGATATTTTGACCCAATACACTTTTACAGCAAAAAACTATCTTCAGTTTGATGGTGGCGCATACATTGTTTTTGAAGAAGGTGACAAACTCAAAATCACTACTGAATCTGGTTCATCATTTAGCTTTATTGCCACATTTGAACAAATAGGATTGACAAGACAATGACCTACCTAGAACTCATCAACGATGTATTGATTCGGTTGCGTGAAACAACTGTATCAACAAATGCCGAAACAACTTACTCAACTTTGATTGGCAAGTTTGTCAATGATGCCAAGCGTCAAGTTGAAGATGCGTTTGCTTGGAATGTTTTGGGTCAGACAATTACTGTGACTACTGTTGCGAGTACACCGTCATACTCTTTGACTGGTGCTGGTCAAAAGTTTCAGATTCAAGATGCCATCAATGTCACAAGTAATGTTGGCATGATGAACATTAGCTTTGTGGACATGAACCGCAAACAAAACTTCTTGCCTTTGGTCAACGCTATTCCAACTGAATTCACCTTTGATGGTGTAGATGGTAATGGAGATACAAAGGTCAGTTTGTTTCCAATACCAGATGGTGTTTATTCAATCAAGTTTGCATTGACAGTGCCTCAAGCCACACTCTCTGCTGATGGTACAAGTGTTCTTGTTCCTGATGTGTTGGTGGCGCAAAATGCTTATGCAAGGGCATTGGTTGAGCGTGGTGAGGATGGTGGTTTGTCTTCATCTGAAGCGTATTTGTTGTACAAGTCAATGCTCTCTGACCACATTGCTTTAGAAGGCACTCGTTACCCAGACACAGGGGAGTTTGTTGCGATATGAGCCAACAGATTCAAGCCTACAGCATCTCAGCCCCCGGCTTTTATGGGTTGAACACTCAAGACTCGCCTCTTGATTTGAATGCTGGCTTTGCCTTGGTTGCGACAAACTGCATCATTGACCAGTATGGTCGTATTGGTTCACGACAAGGTTGGTCAAGGGTAAATGCTTCTTCGGGCAACCTTGGTGCAAATGATGTCAAGGTCATCCATGAGTTAGTGCAAGAAGATGGCACATTGACTGTTCTTTTCGCTGGCAACAACAAGCTGTTTAAACTTGATGGGTCAAATGCTGTTGTGGAATTGACCTACGGGGGTGGTGGTACTGCACCAACCATTACCGCAAGCAATTGGCAATGTGCCTCTTTAAATCAGATCACTTACTTCTTTCAGTCAGGCTTTAATGCACTGATCTATGACCCTGCTGTATCTACAACGACATACCGTAGGGTGTCTGAGAAGACAGGGTATGTGGCTACAGTGCCTGATGCAGACATTGTGATTTCAGCATTTGGTAGGTTGTGGGCGGCAAACACTAATTCCGACAATTCAACTGTTTTCTTCAGTGACTTGATTGCTGGTCATGTTTGGTCAACAGGGACTGCTGGTTCTTTGGATGTATCAAGGGTGTGGGTAAATGGTTCAGACCAGATCACTGGTTTGGCGGCACACAATGGTTTCTTGTTCATCTTTGGTAAGCGTCAAATCTTGGTGTATGCCAATGCCACTACCCCTGCAACCATGCAGTTGAGCGACACTGTAGAGGGTATTGGTTGCATTGCCAGAGACAGTATTCAAACCACTAGCACTGATGTGCTTTTCTTATCAAACTCTGGTGTCAGATCGTTGATGAGAACGATTCAAGAGAAGTCTGCGCCTGAGAGAGACTTGTCTAAGAACATTCGCAACGACTTGATGGGTACAGTAGCTGGCGAGACAATGGCAAACATTAAGTCTGTTTACAGTGAGAAACAGGCGTTTTATTTGTTGGTGACTCCAAGCATTGACACTACTTGGGTGTTTGATACCAAGGCTTATTTGCCTGATGGTGCGGCTAGAGTAACGGTTTGGGATTCAATCACGCCTACAGCCTTGTTGTCTAAGCGTGATGGTAGTTTGTTGTTGGGTCAGAATGGTTATGTGGCGTTGTACAACACTTACCAAGACCACACCGATTCCTATCGGATGCTGTATTACACCAATCATGCTGATCTTGGCAATCAGAATGTGACTTCAATTTTGAAGAAGTTGTCTACAGTTGTGATTGGTGGCACAAACCAAACAGTGACATTCAAGTGGGGTTTTGACTTCAAAACTAATTACTTGTCTGACAACGCAACGATTCCAGAGCAAGATGTTTACTACTACGGTATTGCCGAGTATGGAGCAAACGCCACAACGATTGCTTACTATTCTGATGGTGTTGCCATTCAAACATTGACTGTTTCGGCATCTGGTGCTGGAAAGATTGTGCAAACAGGCTATGAGACTGACATCAATGGAACTGCTTTGTCGATTCAAAAGATTGAGATTCTTGCCAAACAAGGCAAACTGAGTTAAAGGAGAAGATTGTGTCCAATTACACCAAGAGTACGAACTTTGCAACCAAGGATGCTTTAGCTTCTGGCAATCCTTTGAAGATTGTCAAAGGTACTGAGATTGATACTGAGTTCAACAACATTGCTACTGCTGTTGCAACTAAGGCAGACTTGGCAAGTCCTACCTTTACTGGTACGCCTACATTGCCAACAGGTACGGTTGCTGTTACTCAGGCTAATGGCAGTAATACAACCACTATAGCAACCACTGCTTTTGTTCAAGCGGCAATTGCTTTGTTGTATCCAGTTGGTTCAATTTACACAAATGCACTTCTAGCACTAACCCTGCGACTTTGCTTGGATTTGGTACATGGACTGCATTTGGTGCTGGTCGTGTCATGGTTGGTTTTAATGCAAGCAATGCGTTGTTTGACACTGCTGAAGAAACTGGTGGTAGTGCAGATGCAATTACTGTAAGCCACACCCACACTGCTACTGTTACCGATTCAGGACATACGCACCAAGCTGGCCCATCCGCAGGGTCTGCCGCTACTCAAGGTGCTGGTTCTGGTCAATGGAGAACTGATAGTGCTGGTGTTGGAACAACAACAAGTGCTGTTACTGGTATCAGTGTTTCAAACAGTACAACTGCTTCAAGATAGCCATGCCAGCAGGGAAACATGACTGCTTGGCATACAGCCCGTCAGAGAAGTGATGCAATATTTCAGGGTTTTTCATGCCGTTCTTTTCCACATATACACAGTA